CTGTCCAGCGTACAGTTGTGGGCGTCGATCTATGACATGCGGGTTGAATTCGGTCTGGCCGACTATTGGAATTTCACCTGGGCACACGACGAACTTCACGTGCTCTACCAACTGTCCCGGCCCTTCGACGCGGCCAACTACCAACGCCTGTGGCTGGTCTGCGCGCTGCAGGCCTGGCGGGAACGTCTGGGTATCCACGCCGCCGAGGTGGCCTATTGGATGAACCTCAAAGACGCCCATTCGGTCACGGAATGGGAACGCAAATCAAACGATCCGATGCTTTTGCGGGTGATGGCGCAGGCGCGTCTGACCAAGACTTCGGTCACGATGAAACTGTGGAAACGAGAGGATTGGACTTTCTCATGACGACATGGCACGTCGAATACGAGTCAATGAACAGCGGGTTCCAGCGGCGCAAGATAGTCGCTGGCCGCATGGCGATCGACAAGGATTTTGTGATCTTCTGGGAAGGTCTCACCCCGGTCTTCATGGTCAATACGATGCACCTGGTTACATGCCTTCAACTTGCCGATGGTGGCCCGGTGCGGCTGCCGACATCCTGGATGCCACCCAAGGACGAAGAAGAGGTCTTCGTCCGCTCTGACCGGCTGCGGATGCGCTATCAGTCAGGAGAACAGCACGACCCCATCGGGGATGTCGCACGCGATGCCGCCAAGCGCCTGGCCCCGAGGGCTGATCCAGCAGTGGTCACGTTGCGTCCGGGCGGTCCCGCGCAGGGCGAGCTGGGTGAAAACTGCGCCTAGGCTGTTTGAGGCCTGAACCCAGTTTGAGTGGGTTCAGGCCTCGGTTGTCTCCAAGCGTCTCCGCGTAGCTCCGCATCGATTGCTGAAGCCTCCCCCGGCTACGTATTACCGGGGTTTCCGCCTAGTTCCTTGGGGATTTGACCATCATGGCATGCCGGTCTCGGAAACGTCAAGGATGTGCGTGCAAGGTCGTTGGAGGTTGCAAGTGATCACACGGGGATGTACGCTGCCCGCATGAACATCCTGAACACCAAGCTCATATACGCGGTGCTTTTAGCTAGCGTCGCAGCCATGGCCTTCATCTGGATGATCACCCCGCTTCTGAAAGAGCTGAGTTACCAGGGCCTCAATCTCACGATCAAGCCCATCTGGTTCCTCGGCAAAAGCAGGGATGCGCACAGTAAAAAATGGTGGGACCGAGCCCGGTTCTACAACTACCGCCGCGCCTACACGGGCGCGCACCGTGGCGTCCACTGGTGAGATGAATACCGAACGGAAGATAGATGACTGACCATTTCGGCCTTCAGCGCATTACCCCGTCCGCAGTCGTCGGCAATGCGGTGGCCACCACAAGCGACGACGTCATCTTCGACCTGGAACCCCTCGGCCTGCTGTTCGAGGAATTCCTGGTCAGGCACAGTCGGCACGCCGAAGACGAGAAATGGCTGGCCGAGTTCAAAGCCGAGATTCGCCGCGCATCCGGCGACGCCAACGTCTACCGCTTCAGAGGCCGCGTCGTCATCACCGACGACCGCAACGGCCGTTTCTCCACCAAGGTGCTGGAAGCACAAGACCCCGACCTGTATGCGCGCTACACACGCATCGTCGCCAAGGAACAGTTCGATGAGGAGGCGTTCCGTAACGACTTCCCGGACTTGTGGGAACGCATGCGTGCCCAGACGTTCCGGCTGAAGTAAAAACCCACGAGAGGAGAAACGCAAAGTGACCGAGAAGAGAGTGCCACCGGAAGAGCTGGTGATGCGCGCCGAGGCCGTCGACACGCCAATGGTCTATTTCACGATCTGGTGTGACGGCGACCTCGCACGCGACTTGCTGCAATGGAATCAGGAACCGGAGATCGGCAAGCCCGGCACCAACCGCAAAGCATCCCCGATCAAGGTTGCTGAATACAGCGGCACCATGCTCGCCGACGAGTGGCAGATCAACCCGCACCCCATCGTGTTTTCCGAGGCAGGCTGGCAGGAAGATGGCCAGCAGCGCCTCAAGGCTCTGGTGCAGGCATCACTGAGTGACCCGGACATTAGGATCCCTTTGACCGTCTGCGTCAACGCACCGGATGCGTCCCGCATGGTGATGGATTTGGGCAAGCGCCGTTCCCCCGGCGACTTCCTGAAGATGGCCGGACAGTCCAACACCAACATCCTGGCCGCCGCGCTGAAGATGCTGTATTGCTACGACAACGTCCCGCGCACCGGCCCCGAGGTGTGGCGCAAGATCCGCTGGACCCCGACCTTGCAAGCCGAGGTTCTGGCCAAACACCCCATGATCAAAGAGGGCATCAAGATCGCCACCAGGTCCAAGCACCTGCTTTCCGTGGTGCCCGGCTCGGTGCTCTGGTACGTCATCTACCGGGGCATGGACGACGGCGGCGAACGCGCCGGCTGGTTCTTCCGGGGCCTGGAACGTGGCGTCAACCCCGACGAACTCGACCCTCGCTACACCTTCCGCGAAGGCCTCGCCCGTGCCTCCCAGGGCAACCGCGACTGGGAATCCGCCGACTTCCTCGGCATCGGCATCAAGGCGTTCAACGCATGGGCGATCGGAAGTGACAACTTCATGTTCAGCCTGCGCCGCAACGAACGTTTCCCCAAGCTGATCCCCGTCGCGCAGGCGCTGCCGCTGGAGAAGATGCTCACCCGAGCAGAACTTACCGCGATCGCGGACGCGCAAAGGGAAATCAAGACCGGGGACAGGCCCGATCCTGAGGCGGCCCACACCGCCACCGAGAAGGCGGCCAGTCGGCTGCTGCACAAGCCCGGTTCACCGTTCGACACGAAGGTCCGCAGGTAGACCCCACAACATAGCAGAGGTGCCATACTAAGTCGTATGGCACCTCTGCTTACTTTCAACGTACTCGGAACCCCGGCTCCGCAAGGGTCCAAGATCCCTCGCGTCAGTAAGGCCGGCAAGCCTTACGTCCAAGAACAAAACGCCGAGGCCCACGCCAACTGGCGCCAGGACGTCTTGGCCGCAGCATCCATCGCTCGGCAGGCGGCCAACCTAGGAACCCTGGAAGGCGCGGTATGGGTGGACATCGAATTCCGTATGGCCCGACCGCCGTCGATCAGCATCAAAAAGCGCCCGTACCCGTGCGTCAAACCCGACGGCGACAAACTGCAGCGCAACACCTGGGATGCCTTGGTGCAGGCTGGCGTGATCCGCGACGACGCGTTGATCGTCAACTGGCGAGCGTCGAAACGCTATGCCACCGATGACCCTCTCGGCTCGCCCGGGGCAACGATAAGAGTGGGTCTGGTCCCGCTCCCTGAGATCATTTAAAGTACGTGTAAGCACCGACATGTACCAGGGGGCACGATGAACCTAGACAACTATGATCTGGACGACCAACTGTCCACCAACGACTGCGCCGAACTTGCCAGGGTCAACCGGCGCACGGTGGTGACATGGATCCGCTCCGGCCAACTCAAGGCATCCCGGCTACCCGGAAAGCGCGGTCACTACCGTGTCCGTGTCGCCGACTTCAAGGATCTGATCACCAAGCCGGCCAACGAATAGGAGCATCCCTATGGGGGCAGACGACCTGAATCCATCCCGATCACGCCTCCTGACACGTCGTCCCCCACAGGAACTGCAGGGTCTGCAGGACGCTGCGGTGGCCATGCTGCAATGGCTACATGCGCGCGGCAGACTCAAGCCGATCGGTGTGTGGCACAACGAAAACGGCGACGTCGTTGAATCATGGCCAGCCAACGGCGACGTCCTGGAATGCTACATGGACATGCTTGGGCTCAATGAGCGCACGATCGTGGAGTACGCCACGAAAAACGCGACGCAGCGCAGGATCAGCCGGAAGAAGGCCCACGCGGCGCGTGGCTGAACTGCCGGCCGCCATCCTTGGTCAGATGCCTCGCGTTGGGTTCTGATTCGGCACGGACCCACACAGCCTGCTTGTAGGGCAGCCCGGCTCGTCTTGCCATGACGGTGGCGACGAGCCGGGCGTTGTGTTGCACGCGCCAGCGGTCGTGGCCGCTGATACGCAGCATCAGCTCAACGGCGTGGCTGGGGTTGTTGATGGTCATGCCGAGAAGACACGGGTGTTTCCCGGTCAGGACTTCGTAGGCCTTGTGTAGGGCGGTGACCGCGTCGGTGTAGGACAGGTCGCCTCGCGGCACGTGGAAGACATGGACCTGGATCACATTGTCAGGATACGGCGGATGGGCTGTTCTTGTCCGAGCCCATGCCGGTGCTCACAATTGACGTAAGCAGGGATAGAAGCATCATGAACGCTGTCCCTTCGGCGATGAACGAAAGGTCCAGGTCTTTGATGCCGGTGATGTCGGTGCCGAGGAAAGTGATCAGCGCCTGCGCACCAGTCTTGATCATGCGTTCGGCGACTTCCTTCCACCATTTTCTCGTGAACATGGTCAGGCGCTCCAAGCCTTGATGATCAGGAAGACGAAGGTAACCGCTGCGGTGAGGCCCGCGCCGATGACTTGGGCGCGCAGAGTCCGACGCTCGGAACGGTCTTTCTCTATGTCCGTATCGACACGTCGAATCTCGGTGTTGGCATCGTTCTCGATGCGTTTGAGTTCCAGCGCAAGGTTTTCCAGACGGACATCGAAGGTGCGCATCTCGGCCATGTAGACGTCCCTGCGGACCATGCCTGAGATCGCTTCGCGGAACTCGGATCGGAAGTCGGACAGGGTGCGTGAGATCTCGGCGAGACGGGGGATGTCGTCGGGTTCTGGCATGGTCACAACCTTGATCATGGCATCCTGAATCGACTTGGACAATGTAGCTGACGATACGCTTCACGGGTATGCGCCGGAAGCATTGACACCAAGTGCGAGGAAGGTAGAATTGGGGCGTGACGACTACCCCGGCCGAGGCCCCGCTCAACCCGATCACCGCAGCCCTCTTGGCACTCAAAGATGAAGATTGCGCCCTCGGCGCGCTCGCTGAAGTCCGTGAGACATTCGGCGAAGGAACTCGCGTTTTGTGGGACGTCGGGATCTCCCGCTACCTCAGATGGCGCTGGGACACAATCGTCAACGACTACTTCAAAGGCGACGCCCAGGCCGCGTCGAACAACATGGACCAGGCCCTGGCCCACTTCGATGTCAAAGAGACCGTGCACCGCGCCTGCGCCGTCAGCGACGACGCTCTCATGATGGAAGTCTTGGCCTACGCCATGGCGCTAGCCACCGTGGAGCCGGGCAAGATTCGCACCTGGCGTAGGTTCAGCGCGATCATCGACCACCTCCACGACGAGCTTCTCGCAAAGGTGACAACATAATGCTGCATCTGCTTGTGACCGGCTCCCGCACCTGGGATGACGCCGCGTATATCTGGGAGATACTTACCCAGCTGTACTTGAACCACGGGGCTATCGAGCTGCACCACGGCGCATGCCCTGAAGGTGGCGCTGATCAACACGCTGACGACTGGGGCAACGCCTTCGCTATCCAGGGAGCCAAAGTCAGCGTGGTACCTCACCCGATGGACCGCAATCGACTTGGCAAGGGCGCTGGCCCCGTTCGTAACACCGCCATGGTCAAGGTGATCGAAGGGCTGCTGTACAAGGGCAAGCCGGTCGCCTGCCACGCTTTTCACCGCAACAACTCGCGCGGCACCAACGACTGCGCCTACAAAGCTTTGGTTGCCGGCATTCCCCTGGTTACTCACGTGTGGAACGGCGACGCGGCAATTCAGACGGTGCACGAGGAGCAACTTGCTTTGTTCGAGGCAGCCTGATGGATGTCGTCACTCAGCTCATCGCCCGACGTAAACAGCTCAACCTCACTCAGGCGCAGGTAGCGGCCAAAATCTTCGTGACACGTAAGACGGTCACCAGCTGGGAAGGCCGCAAGTCGTGGCCGGACAGGACGAGCCTGCACCTGTGGGCGCAGGCTCTGCATACCCGTGTGGCGCTTATCCTGCGAGAGATGCCTGCGTCCGAGGGCCAGCTAGCCCATCCACCCGCAGGCCGTGGCGCGACTGGTATCCCTTCAAAGCAACATCGGTTGCAGGACCGAAGGAGCCGTCGACAACCAGACTTGCCCCCCATGCGTTCAACAGTGCCTGGAGTGCCTTCGCGTCTTTACCGCGTGCGCCAAGACGAAGCTCCGGCCACGTGAAGCCCATGATCAGCTCCCATGGGGCCGACGAGTTCTCTGCCTCGATCTCATGCAGGATCGACTCGTGGATGTGGTCGGTGTGCGGGTTGGAGCCGTCGTACACACGCGGCTTGCCCCTGTCCGCCGAACGGTAGATGCGCCGGTTGTAGATGGTGTAGCGCGACGCCGGATGCAGTATGCAGGATGCGACCACAACCTCGGGGACGATGCCATCCTTGTCGATGTCACGCGCTCGCACGACACCTGTTCGGGGGTCGGGGTTGTGGTCGGACACCTGAGCCTGGTGAGCCGCATCCCCGATCCAGCCGCATGCCCTGTGATCACGCTGGGGCCAGCGTAGGTCGAGGGTCGCCTTCAGGTTCTTCAGGCTGCGCGCCTCATACGCTGCCGGCATCTTTTTCCCCTTCTTCTTCCTCGCGGGACTCGGGGAGCTGCGATACGTCGAAGTCGCCCAGAAGGGCCTCTGGAAAGTCATCTTCCCCATTCGCAGCTACATCGCCTGGGTTATCTTTAACGACCATGTTGCCATCGTAGACCTTAGACGACTGTCATCGAAGATACGAGCCCATGATCACGCGCGATGAAGATGTCGGATGTCTCCACCCCAATCTGCCCAGTGCCAGCCGTTGGCGCTTGCCCTGTCAACACATACAACTGAGTCTTTGCCGTGGTCACCCGCACCCATGCCGAAATGATCTGCGAGTAATACAGATTCCCCGCGCCGCATATGTGGTTCTTCTGGTATATGATTGCGCCGGCCACGCTGTCCTCGCGCAAGCGCAACGCCAGATTGTTCGCCGTGCCGGTGGTCAGGGCCGCCAGCAACGTCACATAGATCTCCACCAGATGGCCAGCCGGCAATGGCACCGTGAGATTCCATGAGCCACCGATGACTGTTTCCGTCGTGGTAAAAGTGGCTGAGTCAAAGTGCGCGGTGCGGCTCTTCGCCGCCAACACCCGCACATCAGGACGTGGCGAAGGGAACTGCGATGGCGACCCCAGCACTACCCACGAAGAACCGTCCGACGAAACCGCCGACTGGCCAGCCAAAAGCACGTTATCGCCAAGCTGAGGCGCATAGTCGTTGAGCACACCGACACCAGTGAAAATGGTGCCCTGCACGGAAACCTGAATCGGGCTGATGCTGACAATGGTCCCCACCCGGATGGTGGAAGGTTGTCCCCGATCTTTGGCAATGGAGTCAAGTAGATCCCCCACTTATGAACTCCTCCACACCTCTAGGCGCGAACCGGTTTGCACCGTTGTCGCAGTGGCGTCGGAGGCTTGCTGCGCGGCCTGCAACTGCAGGTTGCCCGCCGTCGCACCCATCACCACTTCGCCGTGCAGCACCGCGTTGAGGGGGCTTCCCACCCCGATGCCACCGAGCGCGATCGACGAGCCGCTACCAGTCGTTACCCCGAACGTGCCATCGAAGGACGACGTAGCCGCGCCCGTGGCGATGCCGATCGTCCCCCACTTGATTGTTGCCCCGGCCGGGATGGTGAAGGCGAACTTGATGTCAGCGGCCGTCGAGGCGTCATAGAAGATCGTCGCGCGGAACGGGAACACGGCGCCGGCAGTGCCCGGCACTGCCGCGACCAAACCGGTGATGTTTTGCAGCGTGGTGTTCGACGGACCGACATTCTGGTCCGCCGTCTTGCGTAGCATCGCATACAGGCTTCGTGTGTACAGCGAGACATGGGCGGCGCCGTTGTACACCTCAACCCTGTCTTCAGCGCCCAGGCCCGACAGTTCGTTTTCGGCCACCACGAGCATCCGGGCGGTGCGATCCGCTTCGTTGGTGTATATGCGGACCAGGCGCACCTCTACCCCGGCGACGAAGTTACCGAACGCGGTGGGGTTGTTGGCCGCATCGGCACCGATGGGCAGGCTTAGCCCCTGGTCTGTTGTTGCGGAAGGCATTCCGGCCCCTCCTTATGCGAGTCTGACGATTAGGCGGACGTTAAGGTGAAGCGAGGCGGTACCCGCCCCGGTCCCGATGAATGTCATCGTGGTGTCGATGGTTTGGCCCAGCGTCGCGATGATCGGGCCACCAGGTAGATCCCATGTCTTGCTTAGCGGGCTGCCGTCGTCGTTGTTGACTGAACGTGCGAATCGGGTGGTGCCGCCGACGCGTACGCGCAGCCGGGCGTAGGTCACCGTTGTCGCCACAACGCTGGTGTAGGCGTCGACCACGTAGATCCCTGAAATTGGTGCCACGTATGTCGATCCGGCGTTGGTCAAGGCGGTTTCGACACCGGCCACGATGCCGCCCTGGGTTGGCGACATGTCCTGCTGGACGTTGTAACGACCGGTGGCCAGATTCGAATCTGCTTGGATGTCGAGAAGTTTCGCATCGATCTGGTCGGCCAGCGTCTTAAACGCTGCCGGGTCGATGGCGGCGGTGTCGCATGGGTACGTGAACGCGTAGATCGGAGTGTTAGGCATCGGCTACACCGTCTTCAGCGCGACTTGATCGGAAAGTCTATGCGCCCAATAGATAGCGCCGATCTGGACATTCAAAGAGCTTGAAGCATTCGCGTGGACGAGTTGGAAGGTAAGAAGTTCGTTGGTGCCAGTAGAATTCAAGGTCGTACAACCCAACAGATCGACGCCGTTGCCGGAGTTGGCCTCAAATTGTGTCTCAGTGAATGTGTAAAGGTTCGCTGTACTTGATGGGCTGAAAGCAATACGAGTGCAGATAGTCAACTGCCTGTAGGTGTTGTCGTCGACTCCACCTGTGGCGACTGGGTTGATGTATGCGCCCACAAGCCATACTCCGGCAGGCAGCACTTGGTTGAATGCCGTGTAGCTGGAGTTAGCAAAGGTGATTGTGGTCGATCCGGTCCCGGCCAGGGTCGCGACCTGGCCATTGGAGATGCCCTGCGTGGCGGTAGAGGTGCGTATCAGTGTTGGCAGGTTCGCGGCGTTGCGTAGCACCTTCTCGATGTCGAACAGGCACGCTTCGGCCTGCAGCGCAGTGGACTGCAGTTTAAGCGCGACTGCGGCGTAGTTCGCCGGCTCCAGGCAGTCAAAGCACTCGGTCATGGCGTTGCCCTGTCGGCGAACCAGAACACAGAAAATGTCGCCTTCTGCACCGTGAGAGTCAGGTTCGAGCTGTCGTCGCGCGACACCTTCAGAGAGCGACGCACTGGCACGGTAGTTACTACAACATTGGCGGTGTTCAGCCCTACGCTGGTGAAGCTTGTACGGTCCAGCACCACGTCCTGGTCGAGCAGAATAAATAGGCGGATGTAGTTGTTGTTGACACCCGTGGATGTCACGGTTGCCGAGCCTAGCAACGCGAACCGGCCAGCGCGGTTAATTGTTACGCCGGAGCGGTCGGAATCGAAGTCCACCCAGCCAGCCGTGTCTGACGTCAAAGCATCGAATGGAATCTCTTCACCCGACAAGATGGTCACTGGGGTGGTGACTTCCATCCGGGCGATGGGGATTACCGGGTTGGTGCGGTCTGCGATGAGTTGGAATCCGTCGATGACCGCTTGTACGGCGTTGGTGAAGTCGCACCACTGCGTGTCGAAGTCGCATGGCGCGTCCAATGCCGCTGGATACGGAAGGGCAAAGTTCGTTGTAGTCGCCGCCACTGCCCCTCCTAAACTTTGCTCAACACGAGCGACCTAGTCGACACTAGCATCTCACCCGATAGATCCAGAGGCATGGACAGGGAGGAAACGACCTGCACAACCTGGCGGCCGTTGATCTGCAAAGTCAGCACATCGCCCAACTCCAATGCCGCGTCTGGTGTCAACGAGAGCCGCCACGTCTCGGTAGGAGCCACGGAGTTCGCTAGAAGCGTCGCGGCGGCGCCCTGGGCTCCCACCTGAGTTGCCGGAGTTTGCAGCCGAGACAGCAAACTGCGGATACCAAACCCTCCCCCCACATATGTCGGCGACGTCGGATCGTTGTCCTGCTGTGTGGCGTACACGGGCGCATCGCCGCTGAGCCGTTCACCCGACACAGTCACCACGTTGTAGATCGAACTACGCGAACGTGATACCGCCCAGTCGTTCACCGTTCCACCCGCAGCATCAGTCAACGTCAGCACGGGGTTGGTTTTCTGTGTCCATGGAAACTTGCGCATGACAAACGATCCGTCCGCCAGCGCATACCAGATCGCCGATGCGGATGAGGCCATCTCATCCAATGCCGCCGAACGGGAAAGCTCCCACGTCAACTGCTTCACCGGGGTTAGGAATGTGTCAGATGCACCAAATTCGGCGTCGGCCAATGCGTCACGCACCAGACGCACGAACTCGGTGTACACCGTGTTGGTGATCTGAGAGTTCTGCGGGTTGACGAACTCGTGGTCGCTGACGTCGGCCGCCCGGTCGGAACACATCACCGTGACAGCACCCTGGCTTGCGACCTGCTCCACGTCGCGAATACGTCCTCGAAACACAGGCCACACATACCTATCTGAACCGTCAGGCAGCATCACACCACGGAAGGCTCGTATCTCGTTTCCGAACGGAGCCAGCAGATCCGTCACTTCAGCTGGGTACAGGTCGAACGGCACAGATATCTGAAGTGAACGTGTCACCCGGGACGTCAGCGTCGCCGAGACCGCGCCGGAGTAGAAACACAGGCCGCCTTCCGGTTCACCACCGCGCTGCGCTGGGATGAGCGAGGTGAGTATGTTCCCGCTACCGGACCACACCTCAACGCGCACATAGTGACGGTGGCCCGCCGCAAGCGCCTCGCGGTAAAACGTGTCGGTTCCCCCGGCCAGCATTGCTACAGCCCGTTCAGCAGTTGAGTCCAGGTGCGTCCGCCGCCCGCGACCGCTGTCCAGTTCGCGAATTCGGTGTTGACTTCGTTCCAGGTGCGTAGCGCGGCGAAGTCGTCGCCTGGGGCGTGGTTGCTTGCCGCCCCGGTGAGCAGGTCGTGCCACGTCAGCCCGGCGATCACCATCGACTGCCACGAAGCGTAGATTTCGCACAGATCCTGGATGCGCAGACCGCAAGGCCCGTTGGCTGGCCCGTCTTGGCGTTCCACGGTGACGTATGGCAACGACATGAGCCGGAACGGTTCGCGTTGGTCAATGGAGATTCGGCCTTCGGTTTCTTCACCCACCGAGATGTAGCGATCGGCCTGACAGTAGGCGGCTGGCAGTTGCAGCAGTAGCGGGTCACCTGAGGCGTTGATTTGCACGATCGCGTCGCGGGCCGCGCAGTCGTGTGCGATGAGCCGCAGCTCTGTACGTGGGCTGCGGCGGGAACGATTGACCGGGATTGGGAAGTCGCGGTTGACCGGGTCGATAACCAACGTGCTGGCCGGCCTGCCGTCTGCCGCCTGCCCCGCATAGGAGATACGTGTGTCGTCTGGGCAGTCGTCCCAGATCGGGGAGCACAACCCGATGACCAGGTCGTTGCAGGGGCTGTTGGGGTCTTTGAGTCGCACGTTGGTGGTGTCGGTGATTGTGGCGGTGGTGCACACGTTGACGGTGAAGGCGCGTTCCTGGGTCAGCTGAACCTGGTCGTAGTAGAACAGGGTGGTGTTCGGTGCGATACCCAGGGCGACAACGCGGAAGTCGGTGACGGTGGCAGCCTGCGTCGGGGTGTAGGTGACGGTCATGTACCGCCACTCGTTGTCGTCGATAATCTCTGGGGTGGAAAGGATTGTGGATACGGTACCGTCCGCATTGGATAGTGTGACCTGGATCTGGACTGCGTTGTAGCCTTGCGGCGACATCACCCATGCCGACGCGGTGAACGGAATGTTCGCGGTGATGCCGGCGATCGACGGGTGGACGATGCCACCCGAGGCGCTTGTCCCGTCGGGGGTGAACAGCCCAGACTTGGTGCCATCGTGGAAAAATGCCGCCGACTGCACCAGAGTGCCGCCTGAAGGCGTCCAGGGCGCGACACCCGATTCGAAATCCGGGTTTTGTGACAGGACCGTCTGTATCCCGGAGGCGATCAGGCAGTACTGCAGCAATACGTTCAGCGGCGGCTCGGTGTCGTACCACAATCCCTTGCTGCAGTTGAGGAGCAGGTTCCCCTCGTCGTCGTAGGCGACGTATGGGCGTAGGGTAACCACTTCGCCGGTGACGGTGTTGGTGCGTTGCACGCCCGCGTACAGCACCAAAGGCATGCCGGTCCAGTCGGCGTCGATGCGGACGTACGCCTCGTTGGGGAAAGTTGTCGCCGTGATCGTCGCCATCACAATCCCCTTGCGCCGTAGGTCATGCCGGTGCTCAACGCCTTGTTGTTCTTATCGACAACTTTCACCATGTATGAGTCCAGTTGGTCGTTGCCGATGAAGACGTACACGGTTGGTTGGCTTGAGCCCATGCCGAGCATGGATGCCAGTCCTGATTCCTGCGCCAGCTGCGCCGCCCGTCCCGGCTTGGTCAGCGGGATGATGACTTCTGGCCCTGCCTCGCCAACGATTGCCGGGGTTGGGCCGTTGACGACACCACCTTCAGCCATCTGGGAGAAGATCGCGCCACCACCCGGGATACCGCCACGTAGACGTGCGGCTTCAGCATTGGCCTTGGCGATGGCCTCAGCGGCGGCCTTGGCCTTAGCTTGGATCTGGTCGAGCCAGCCAGTGTTTCCCACGGGGATGTCAGCGAACGCGGTTGCCTGGTCGAACATGGCGTGCAGGGCGTCGGTGTTGGCGCCGGCTGCGGCGGCTTGCTTGTACAGGGCCTCGGTGAGTTGGTCCTGCATGGCTTTGCCTTGCTCGGCGGTGATTTTTCCTTCGGCCAGCAGCCCCATGACTTCTTCGTGGATGGCTTTGAGCGCTGCCTCGAACGCGCGTAGGTTCTCGCGTCCCTCCTTGGTCTTGATGTTGAACGTGTTCCCGTTGCGTTCCAACGATTCGGAGAGCCGGTCGACGGCTTCCTCGTAGGCGATCTCGGCGTCGATAAGGTTGAACGCCGCGTTGTAGGCATCATTCATGGCGGTGACAAGTTCTTTGATGGCTTGTTCTTGCCGTTGCGTGGCAACGATGTTTGCGTCTTGGTAGTAGTTCAGGTCGTTGAGTTGTTCCCCGAAGTTGCCCGCTGACGCTGCCGCCTCATCGTTTGCGGTGAACCACAGGCTCAGGCCTCCTGTGATGAACGGAATCTCCTGGGAGATCTTGCGCATCCAGCCGTAAACCTCGGCCATGATTTTGATCAGGTAGGCGAGGTTGATGATCAGGCCTGCCGTGATTTGTACCAGGTCACGAAACGCGACTTGCCCGTCTTCGCCGGTTGATACCAGGATCTCAATGAAGTCGCCAACGGCGTCGCTGAGGATTTCGAAGCCTGCGGAGAACTCATGAACGAATGGATCGAGGTCGTCCGATATATTGGCAAACGAGTCGATGATCTTGTCTAGCCCGCCAAGCAGACCACGCGTCAGAGGCTCGACGAAACCGGATGCGTTGGCGAAGATCTTGCGAAGTTTCGGTTCCCATCCAGCGAACGACAACGTAATCAGGTCAAGGCCTTTAAGCGTCTCCGCGATGAAAGGCTCAGCCAAAGTGGAAAGCGAAACGCGTAGATCGTTGAATACTTCGCCGGCATGCTTACGAACAATGTCGTACTGGAAAGCCAGCGCGACACCTATACCGGCCAGGCCGGCCGCGACGCCGGCCGCTACCGCTGTCGCCAGGGCGCCGGAGATAATAGGCAACGCCAAGATGATGCCGAAAACGATGGCGGCCTTAGCCTGCATAGGCAACGCGGAGATACCGTCGTCGAGAGCCCCGGCCAAGGCGGCGGCAATGCGGACCGTCCACGGCTTGCGTTGATTCTTGTTGCCAAACCGCCGCTTGGTTGTCTCTTCGAACTCGTCGGCGAATTCCTCGCCGACCTTAGCGCCCACGCCCTTGGAGCCCTTGGCCAGAGACTCACCTAGACCCCTATGGATATTCTTCTCTACATCTTCGACAACTTTTTCGACCTCTTTTTTGAGGTCACGGGTGAACGGACGCATGTCCGCTTTGACGGCGATATACGCCTCACCCAGGGTTGTCACAAGGACATAGTAGATCAGAGCGCCTTAGTTAGTCAGCGGCGAACGCTTCACCCATCGCCTGGATCTGGCTGAAGTCACGGCGCACCGCGACACCTGCCGGCATGCGGTTGAGTTCCAGGTCGAACAAAACCTGATCCTTGCCCTCCTGCGCGCTCCACAGCAGCATGTACGCGGCGTCTAGCCACTCGGGAAAGCCGAGGGTTTTTGCATTGACTCCTGCTAGGAGGAGCCGCCCGTTGATGTAGGGCCAGCCTTGGATGCACCGTCTGGCGAGGTTGCGGACCCACCACCAATCTCGACCACCTGCTCGGCCAAGCGCCACACGCGCGGCGTAGGTCCAGCGATCGTCACGATCGTCATGCGACAACGCCACGCGGAGCATATCTTCGCATTGATCAGCACAGACACCCCCTGGGAGGATGCCGGTAAGTTGCTCCAGATCGGCTGCAAGCAGTCCAAGCCAGTCGTATGCACTGTCAGGGTAGAGCGTCCATTCCGTGTCGAAACAGACCACTCGTACCTGTGTGGGTCGTACTGACTGGAAAACATCAACGCCGCGCCCGGGATGCATTCGCCGTCTTCTTCGCCGGGGCCGCCTTCGGGGAACGCTTAGCCGCCGTCTTCTTCGCGGGCGGTGGCGCGTCGTCGGGTTGCGGTTCTTCGCGGACCGCGCCGTTGGAGAAAATCTTCATGATCTCGGGAATGTCGACGAGCCCCAAAAGCATCTGCTCTTCCACCCAGTCCCGATCGGCTGGGTCCACAAACCGAGACTCTGCTACGTCCAGCACCGTGGCACCCAGCTTCGTGGCCGCCTCCCGCCGCACCACGGGGTCCTCGGCCGTGCTGAATTGTGTCCTGAGACGGTTCAACACGCGCTGCAAAGCGATCAGCTGCCCTTCCGAGGACTTCTTAAACCACATTATGCGCCCGGCGATGGTCGTCTCAAAAATGTCTTCGTCAGCCATGGCGACCATGTTACGGCAAGCGCGAGCGAGTCACAGCAAGTGAGTTCGTGATGAAGCCGGCCGCCCGGCCGAACTGATGCATCGGCGTGGTCAGATACCGCACCGGCCGCTTGTTGCCCGGATGGCGGACGTGATCGAAGAACCAGAACTGCTTGGTCACGCGACGGTTACCGCCACGGCGGCGTCGGC